GGCTTCGTGGTGATAAGATAGAAATGTGGAGAACTAGGGATGACCTAGAGAAAGAACTTGGTGATGTATTATGGTATGTAGCAAACCTAGCATCAGACTTAGGATTAGACCTAGATGATATAGCCACAAAGAACATAGACAAACTCCGTGATAGAGAACGGAGAGATGTATTACAAGGAGATGGTGATGATAGATGAAGTATGGAGCAACAGGACAAGGAGATAGAAAGGATAAGGCTTTCCTAAGAAGGAAAGAGAAGAAGCGCAAATCAATGGAGGGGATTGCCAAACAAGCACATAAGTCTCGCGTTTGCAAATGCTGCAAAGGTGAGCATAGAATTCAACCAGGAACAAAGAGGTCGAAACAATGAAGTGGAGAACAATAACTATGGAAGAAAGCAGACAGACCAAACTAACGGAGTTTGGATTTATATTCACAGAAGGTGAAACAAATGAGTAATGAAAAAATAGAAAATGAGATTGCCAATGCCGCTAGAGTATTGGATATGGAAATAGAAGAAGTGAAGAAGAAGTATGATAGTATTTGTGAGACAAATGACCTTACAAGTGCTGATGATTGGAAATTGGCTCTAAGCCTGTTCCGTCAATGGTTTAGTGGAACTAGGGCATATTCCGATGCACCTGCAAGGGAAAGCACCGGAACTAACTCTCTAGTTAAGACGGCTAATGGATTCTTTATCTCTATTGATGCAGCCCGTGATATGGCTGCTATGCAGAATGAAAGAATAAAGAACGAATATATGAGAGACCCTGACACAACCTATGAAATAGGTAGAATAGCAAGGGCCACTATGAATGATATGGGAACATACGATGTTTCTCGTATGTATGAAGGTGAAGAACAGACAAGGGCAGCAAAGGAACTACCAAAGAACAATTTTGAGATAGAGAGTGGAGAATGGATTATTCCATTGGATAACCTATCGGCATATGCTTCTGGGCCTAACCCCAACTATGGAAAGCCTTTGCCACATGAACAATTCAGAATGGCTGGAGTGTTCATTGGTGACATTGAAGAAGATGTAGGAGTATATTACTTCTCTTACAAGGGAGAGGCTAGCAAGTCTTTTAACCCTAAGACCTTTACAAGTCTAACAATGCAGGTGATTAGGGACCAAACTAATACAAACAGGATTTATGGTTTCAAGCAGGGAACTCTTGAAAGTCTAGAGATTGATGACAGACAGCCTGAAATACACAATTACCAAAATGGTATAGGGGAATTGTGTTCAGACAATTGTAGTGAATTGATTGACCTTAATAGGTATCATACAACTGCTGCTGGAAAGTCATATGCAGAAAGATTTGTTGTAACAGATGGTTCGGTGTCTAGTGTTAATATGACACCAAACGCTTATGGGACAAGAAGGGTAACTATTACAGACCTAAACTCTGACTTCGATTATGAAGGCGGTTCATGGGCAGGAACTACTTGTTGGTTCCCAAGCCATGTTGACATTGACTTCGGAATTGGTTCTAGTATTATCGTTGTGGGTAGAACCTCACAAGGTAGGAACGAAGATGGTTCTGTTGGTGATGTAACACTAAATGTTAGCGGTGTTCTTGTAGCCGAGAACCGAGGACAGATAGTTGAACCTTTCCAGGTCGAAGAAGAAGACCTTGATTGGTTCTGAATACTCCATACTCAATTCGCATTGGGTGCTTAGTAGGAAGCATGGAGAAAAACCTACCAAGCGGGGTGGAAAGCCCCCAAAGGTGATAATATGTATACAATAGAAAAAGGACTATTACATGGCGTTAGTTTTGCAGTTCCACTAATTGATGTGGAATTCTTATCATGGCGCAGAAATGAAGAAACGGGGGACTATTGGGTTAAATTCCATGTCCCTTCGGGTAAAGAAATTAGAATAAAGATAGATGAAATCGAACTGAGAGAAATAGTAGATGCTTGGTATGGTTGGAAATCTGGTGCGGGATACCGCGAAATGAATTTAACAATAGGTGAAGAATATGAATTGGACAACTGAGAAAAGCGGAAACGCAGTAACAAAGAAACAACTTGAAGAAACTGAAGATATTGATTTCGGAAAGGAACAAGAAGAATGGAATAAGGCGTATGCCAAGAAATTCCTAAAGAAGAAAGAGAATGATAGTAGAACGCTGGTGTTGGGTATATGGGGCGACCCTAAAACAGGCAAGACAGGGTTAGCCCTAGACTTTCCTAATAGGCCAATTTATGTGCTTGATTGGGATAGGGGTGTTGAATCTACATGGAGAGAGCATCATGACTCTACAGATAGAATACAAATTCATTGTCCTATTCACAGAGACAAAAGGAACATAATAGACATTAATAAATCCGAAAAGGAATCTTTAATGTTTGTTAACTTTGTTCGCCAACAAATTCAATCGGGTGAAAAGCCTATCTTTGTATTTGATGGAGTAGATACTTGGCATGAGTCTTGTCTACTAAAGGTCAATCCTGACCCAACTAGGGTAGCAAAGTTAATGCCCTGGCAATATGGAGAAAGAAACAAGACTTTCTTCTTCTTAATGGAATCAATCTATGCTTTGGATTGTGATATAATCTATATCACACACAAAACAGAAGACTATCTTAATGGACAGGTTGTAGGTTATTCTCCTGTTTGGAAGAATTGGGGAGGCAAACTTGAACAAGAGATTAGGTGTGACCGAAAGGAAGTTAAAGGAGAAGTTAAGTATACGGCTAAATTAATAGGTAGCCGAACCAATGGTAATCTTGTTGGAACAACATGGACTGTTCGTGAAGGTAGACCACCTAATGTAATTTGGAATGGTATTCCTGAATTGCGTGAGGGAGACATATGATGGAAATAGTAATCAATAGAAAAGACATGAGCCGTGCGATAGAAGAGGTATTGCTAAAGGGTAAGTATAGGGGTGCGTCTAAATCAAAGACAGATTTAATAAATGACAATGTTGCATGTTTAATTAAAAATCGAAAGATTATTTTAGCAAACGCAAATCATACTATTGCTACTTCTGTATCTCTTAACTGTGAAACAGGAATAGAATCTATTGATGAGGGAACATGGATATTCTTTGATGCGCAAAAAGCAGTAAAATATCTTAAGGCCATGAAGGATGAAAATGTAACCTTGCAAACTAATAATGGTTTGTTGAATATAACAGGCTCAAGTCATATCAGTATGCCTCTTAGTATAGAGCATTCTGGAATTAAGGGTATAGCCAAACTCCTTACCTCTAAGATTGTTGACGGAAAGAAGGGAATGTTTGGTTCAACTGAATTTGAAACAGTATTGTTTTTAGAAGATGGTAAAGAGTTATCTAGGGCAATTAAGGAATGTTCAGTTATTGGAACTGCTGCATATAAGTTAACTTATGATGGTAGTGAAACATTGAGTATCTCTTCTTCCAATTTTCAGGACACCGAAACTTATTCTTCAACCGTTGAATTAATTGAGCATAAGGGAACTCCTGTAACAATAGAGTTCTCTGCTCCATTAGATAAATTTTGTAAGGGACCAATGTATATTTGTCTTAAGGAAGAATCTCCTGTATTCCTTGTGGGTGCGGGTAGAAAGTTAATTGTAGCACCATATATCAGAGGAAATTAAAATGATAATAAATGCAACTGATAAGAACAACATGTTCTTATTGCGCTGGAGAGATGACTTTGGAGTGAGACAAGAGAAACAAATATCTTATTCTCAATTCAATCCATATTTCTATATTCTAGCGTCAGAACAAGAAAAGAGTTTTGTAATGCTTAGTGAATTTGGTCAAAAATTCAGAGTTGATTTATCTTACGAATTAGATGGTTCTGTGTCATTGGATGGAAGTTTACTTAAGAAAGTAACTTGGAATCCCCCAAAGCCTGGATATACTAGGACATTAAGAAATGAATGGGAACACACCTTTGAGGCAGATGTTCCGTTTCACTATCGTTATGCAATTGATGAACTCAAAGAAATTCCTGAATATGATATGCTCAAATGGTATTGGGATTTAGAGTGGCAACAAGGGGGAGAACATGATGGAGCAATTACTTGTATCTCTTTTTATGATAGTTATGACCGAGCATATAATCTATACTATTGGATACCTGAGTCCTCCGTAATTTCTCCACATCCAATTAAAGGATTTGACAAAAATGGAACTGCTTATCCCCTTGCTATGAGGTTTACAACAGAACATGCAATGTTGGTTAATTTTATAGGCAGAATAAAACGAACAGACCCTGATATGTTAATCTCATGGTTTGGTTCCAAATTCGACTTACCTAAATTAATTGAGAGATTACATGTCAATGATATAGACCCCAGGAAACTATCTCCTATTAATGATGTAAAGGGAGTATACTTTAATGATGGAATTAAATTATCAAAGGCGGCGCAAGAATATAATCCTATTGACCAACCAATTAGAGGTAGGATTTGTTTGAATTTAGATTTAGCATTTGAGCGTCAATGGAATGATGCACAAAAAGGAACATTGCCTTCTATGGCTCTAGACTATATTTCTGAAATAGTTCTTGGTGAAAAGAAATTAGTTAGTGAAAAGTTTCCTGATAAGAATGAATTCTTTGCAAGGGCTTGGTTAGAAGATACAGAAACCTATCTACAATATGCAGTAAAAGATGTTGAATTGTTAGTAAGATTGGATGCAGAAAATTATACTTCTGAGGCAATCTTAGCACTACAACGATTATTGATAGCACCCTTTGATGCTTGCTTCTATGCAAGTATGATGGGTGGAATTTATTTCATGCGTAATGCTACATGGAAAGCCCCAACAGGAAAAGTGGGAGATAAAATGGCGTATCAGGGTGCAATGATTTATGACCCAACTGAAGAAGGAACTCATGGATTACATCTTGGTGTTGCGGCTTTTGATTTCGCTTCACTGTATCCATCAATGATGATTGCACGGAATATTTCATGGGAAACTAAATCAGATGAACCAACGGAATTTGGGGTTAATGTTTTGATTCCTAGAGATTTCAGTGAAGTCACAGAAGAAGATTATAAATATTACAAAACAGACAAATTAGGTTTGTTGCCACAGGCAGTATTAGAATTAAAAGAACTTCGTGATGAATATAAAGAGAACATGAAAAATGCAAAAACTGAATCTGAAAAGATGAAGTGGCATACTAATCAAATGGCGGTCAAGAGATTGATGGCTTCATTTTATGGTGTGGTAGGCTATCAAGGATTTGGTTGGGCTGATATTGACTTAGCCGCGTCAATAACAGCAAGCGCAAGAGAAGCAATTAGATGTGCGGCATTCAAGGTGATGGAATTATGAACGGAAAAGAATTAGATAAATGGTCAGAAAAACATGTTGGTAGTTTAGCACTAACTAGAACTATAGTTGGATTTCTTAATCTATTGTTAGGTGTTATTGTGATAGCAAAATTATTCGGGTGGATATGATGAAGCCATTCTGGGAACAAGAATTGGATTGGTTTTTCATGATGTTAGGTGGCGTAGTCTTAACTGCGTTTATATTGGGGCTGACCTAATGCTTAAATTGTTAAAGAAATGGTTTTGGGATATTTGGTTTTCTAAAAAAGAAGAAGTAACTTTTACAAAAAGAGAAGTAATGTTTTTGAGTGAAGAGCAAATGGCCTTCAATAAAAGACTAGCAAAGATAAAGGAGGAAGAAGAGTGAAGGTAGTTTATGGACACACCGATTCTATCTATGTGCAAATGCCTATGGAAAAGGCAACCGAAACACTAGACTTATTGAATACTCATGTAAGAAAGTTATTTCCCAATTTATTAGAATTGGACCAACATCCTGTGACTCTTGAGTTTGAAAAATACTTTGATTCTCTAGGTGTAGGTAAAACCAAGAATAGAAATGCTGGATTAATTTCTTGGAAGGATGGTAAATATCTAGAAGATAAAGAGTTTACAATGACAGGATTTACTGCAAAAAGAGCGTCAATAACTGCACTAGCAAAGAATATTCAATTAGAGATTCTACAAAAGTGGGTCAATCAAGTTCCTGAGAAAGAGATTTCAAATTGGTTAAATGAAGAATATAATCAAGTAATGGGTGGAAAGATAGATATTAATTTATTAATCAATCGTGCTAGATATAGGCCTCAACGGTTAACCTACATGTGTAGTGCGTGTAAGAAAAACTATAATTGGAAAGAAGCAATGGATTTAAGATTGAAACAAGAGACCCAAAATAATTTCTGTGAGAAGTGCGGAGAAACTCTAGAATTAGTTACCCTAGAAGGAAAGAATCCGGGGATTGGTTCTGGAGTTGAAGGAGTGCTATGGCACAATCAAAACCATAAAGAGCAAATAGAGGATTCGTATTTGTTTGTTAGGGTTCAAGATGACCCCAATCGGGTATCATATATGAATCCAATTACAGGTAAATATAAAAGACCAAATTATATTTCAGCCTCAACTTCAGAAGAACTATTGAAGCATGTTCCTGATTATAAACATTATGCAGATTCTATTCTAAAGAAGGCAGAACCAATTTACAAAGCAATGGGTTGGGATATGTCTGCAATAGAATTAGATAGAAATCAAAGAGGATTAGGAGAGTGGTGGTAAATGAAAGAATATACATATCAATGGAACCCAAAAGATGCGGCTGACCCAACAAAGCCGATATTAAAAATAACAAAGTCGTCAGCCATAGGTTCATTCAAATGGTGTCCAAAGAAATATGAGTTTGCTTATATTGAAAGATTACCACAAGACACAACCGAACCAATGATTAAGGGAACTGCTGTGCATAATAGTAGAGAAGAGTTCTTTGATGAGTTTGATATGACAAAGGCAGAGAATATGTCTCATTCAGAATTGATTGAGTATAATCTTGGTTTGCATCCTATTGATGACTATGGTGATATTTATAGAAACATAGCCACCTTTGAAGCACAACGATTTGTTCAGGCAAGAGATGAAGGGAAATTAGATACTTATATTCCTGTAATCAATGAGATTATGTTAGATGCAGAAATCACAATAGAACATGATGCGTGTCCTAAAGTTGGTTATCTACAGGCAAATTATGTAGTCCATCTTCAAGGAATAATTGACCGAATGTTTAAAGACGACGGGACATATATTCCAATAGAATTAAAGACAGGAATGTGGGCAGATTGGAAAGCAGGAGATAGAAGAAAAGAAATGGCGTTTTATCAATTGCTTGTTGAAAACGCATCACAAGAAAGTTTAGATGCTGCCGGTTTAGATAGAGATATTCCTATTACTCATTGGGGATGGTATTATCCTGAATCAAATTACATTCATATAGAAAAGGTAAAGAAAGCAAGCATGTCTTCATTAATAAGATTGTTTGTAACAATGCTTAAAGCCTACGAGGATAATAATTTTAAGGCAAATTATTACTTTAAGACTTGTCAACATTGTAGTTTTCACCCTATATGTGATGCGGCACAAGAGGATGTGTGGATATGATAAAGGAAATAATAAAAGATAAACTAAGAGATAAACAATGGACATTTAGTGAGATAACTAATATCACACAAACAGTGAATGAATTAGCAGAATATGCTTTTGATACAATGACAGCCAAAGAAAAGTTAGATTTGATTTGGAATGACAAATTAGTATCTGGACCACTACCAGAGGAATTTGGGCAGTTATTTGGTATACAGGTAGCAAACAAACTAGCCGCAGAAATTGCAATAATAATAAAAGAAGAACTGTCAGATGCGACAGTTATGTTTAAGGAGAATGAAAATGAAATTTCCAAGAGAAGTGTGGGCGGGGAGCCACATAAAGAACGCCCCACAGATGAAGCGACAGATAGTGAAGAATAGTCAAGAGTTTGTTGATTGGGTTAATTTATTTAATGGGAAAATGAATTGCTATACAACAGTCTATGATTATGAACACTATGCTGAAACTTCAAAAGTGGATAACTCTATAGTTTTAGATAGGATGTTTTTAGATTTTGATTCTCATCATGAGCCACTAATCAATTCATTTAACGATATGAGTAAGGTTGCAATTAAGTTTGAAAAAGAAGACTTAATGTTCAAGATGTATTTTAGTGGGAAAGGATTTCATATTATACTGTATGGAGATAGGATAAATGATATACGAAGCATTCAACAGTATTATACCGAATTGGCTAAAGATTATAATACTCTTGACCGAACCGGTATACAAACTAATCGACTTAAGCGTGTTCCTAATACAGTTAATCTCAGTAGCGAAGGTCCGTATTTCTGTATTCCTATAACTTTTGAAGACATTAACAATGGATTGGATTACATTTTAAGTGCGGCCAAAACAGGAAACCATAAATCTATAAAGTATGGTCATATTCCAAAATCATGGAGTGCAGTAGCACCAATAGAAGTATCCAATGTGGAAATTGTTCCACCTAAACCTCCAGGCGATTTACCAATATTACCTTGCTTAAACAATTCAATAATGGTAGAGAACCCAGGACATTATGCTAGAGTTTATTTGGCTCAATGGTATAGAGATATATTGGCTATAGGAGAAAGAGAACTTTCACAAGAAAAGCAAGATGAAATTGTTGATATTATAATGAAAGAATTTTCTACTATTGCTGAAAAAGAAAATGTATGGTTGGATTGGCATGAGCCCACTACAAGAAGGTATGTTAGAGGGATTGTTGCTGGCGGTTATCACGCTCCTGGCTGTAAGTCAGTTTTAATTCCACAAGGTTATTGTCCCGGAAAATGTTGGAGGTATTGTGAATGAAATGTTTTTATTGTGAGAAAGAATCAGGTAAGGGACAGAGATTCCTATTGATGTGGAATACTCCACATGGGTCACTATGTAAGAAATGTATTGATGAACATGCGAATTGGCTCTATGCTAAAAAGAAAGGTGGGCTGTAAATGCAAAAGTTAGTAATTGATAGTAGAGAGAATTCTCAGTTGTATGACTTTGTAGAACTAGAAGCACATCGTTTAATGATACCTACTGAAAAACAGTGGATAGAAATAGGTGACTATGTATTTGGGGATGTTTGTTTTGAAGCGAAGTCTTCATCTGACTTTTTACAGTCAGTAATAAACAAGAGGCTTTGGAATCAAATTGATAATATGGATAGACACTTTGACCATACCTTTGTTATCATACACGGCTCATTGCATGAAGCGATGAGTTATCCTAATTATGTCAAGATGAAGATACCCAAACATATATTGCAAAATAAATTCTTTGGTGCAATAGGGAAAATTCTACTAGATACAGACTGTAAGGTTTTATGGTTTGAGAATCCAAAGAAAGCGGCACAGATAATTACAACAATTTGTAAGATGAGGCCAATAGATAGAAAGGTAATCAGTCCTAGTTTGCTAAAAAGAATTACGACTGAAGACCTTAGATTAGATATGCTATGCACCATCAAAGGTGTTAGTGAATCTAAGGCTAAAAAATTAATAAAAGCCTATGGTTCTGTTATGGAAATAGGCGAAACTAGTCCAGAAGAATTAACAAATATAGATGGGATAGGATTAACTATCGCACAAAGAATTGTGGACACTCTAAATAGTGAGGATAAAGTGATAATATGAATTATACAGAAATAGAAAGCGAAGACGAATTGTTCTATAGTTTTGTAGAACAAGATACCCAAGTAACAGAATGGGCAAGATTACCAGCGATTGTAGAGAAATATACAGAAGACGCAGTTAAAGCATCTAACTATAACTATATTCCGGCATCGTTGTCCTTCTTTACCTTATTGGGACAGATATGCAAAGACATGATAGCCATTCCTAGTGGAGTCAATGTAGATGATTGCCGAATACAGTTTGCATGGTTGCAAACATCTGGAACGGGCAAATCTACCTTGACTAATTGGTATATGCCTATCGTTAGGGAATCATTCAAATTGATAAATGAAAAGCATGGAACTCAGTTTAACATCTTCGATGTGACTGATTATACTGATGCTGCTCTTATTGGTTCATTTGAAAAGAGAGAAGAAGAAGTAGTCGAAGAAAACGGTCAAGTTAGAAGAGTCATGGTTGATACTCCAATACCAGGTCAATTGGAAGGAGATGGATTAGCCATGTGGGATGAGTTTGAATATTCAGGAGTCTTTAAGCAATCACAGCACAAAGAAAATGCAATTGTGTATCTAAATACATTTATGAATACTCTTCACGGTGAAACCTGGGTTATCTCAAAGAAACTGAAACTTGGTGATGACCCAATAGAGTGTAAGTGTAAACGGTCTATTTATGCTACTACTTATATTCCTAAGCAATTGACTAGTATTATTGCTGAAAAGGGAGTGCTTCAAAGACTACTGATGTTTATCTATGAGGTTCCACAACATCAGCAAATGGAAATGAGAAGGAGATTAATAAGTGATTGGGGAACTGTTCAAAGTAGGGAGGCTCCTAAGTTGAAATACTCAAGTAGTTTCCTTACTCTATATGATACCGTCAAAGAAAGATATGATGAAGTTGATGGTGACCCATTGAAAGTCATACGAATAAGCAAAGAAGCAAATGACGCATTAACTAGAGAGTGTATTCTTATGGAAGAGTATATTACTAATAGTCGCCAAGAAGTGTTTGAGGCAATGGAAACATTCATCAATCGTATATTGAAACATATCCAGAAAATGGCAGTTCTATGTTGTGTAGCAGAAGCCCCAAGTATTGTTGATAAATCACAAAGGTTCATAGTTACGCAGAATCATGTGCTTCAAGCCTCTTCTTTAATCCGACAGTGCTATAAGTCCCTCGTATCTTGGCTTGATGAAGCCCTGCGAGTAGAGAAGCAAAGTGTAGCACAAAAGGCTAATATTGGTGTCTTTAAAGAGGTTTATCTGAAATTAAAGAAGGGAGATGGTTGGGTCAATAAAACCAAACTATTCCGTGAAGTTAGAGCAGAAACTAAAAAGAGTCAAGCCACGATATACAAATGGTATGCTAAAGTAGAAGACTACTTTGAAGAACAGCGTAATGGAACAAGTGTTGAAGTTAGATTATTGCAGGAGGAAGACACATGAAGTGGGAAAATAAATACTTAGTGTTTGATGTATCCAATGGCCCAAAGGTTGTTGTTGAAACACTAGACACATATGGAAACGATGGTTGGGAAATATCATCAATTATAGCCGTAGGCAGCGGGGAAAGACTTGTTGCCTTTTTGAAGAGACGGTTTGATATTGTTATGCCTGAGCCTGAAGATGAGAAGAAGAGTAAGATAGCAGAACTATGGAAGGGTGATGAATGATGGCGGTTTGGAATCTAGTATTCAAGAGTCTTGGTAAGAAGTATGGTAAAACCCCCAGCAAATGGCTCCCAAGTAAGGATGATGATTAAATGAGTATGCTAGCATTAGATATTGAAACGAAGAATTTCGCTCACGAAATAGGTGGGTGGGATAACACTCATATGTTCAAGGTATCTACTGTATGCACATGGGATGGTGACAAAGGAACCATCTATATTGATAAGGCTGTTGATGAATTGAATAAGGGTAATGTAGAAGTTAAGCCTCTATCTCAATTAAAGTTTGACCTAGATGACCACCTTCAAAAAGGAGGGAAGTTATTAGGACATAACATAGCAGGCTTTGATTTGCCTGTATTGAGAGACTCAATGGATATATATTGTATACAAAAGTATATCAATCAAAGAGCATATGTAGATACTAGTAGAGAACTTCAAAAATATGCTGGTGAAAGATATACCTTGAACAATTTAGTTAAACATACCTTAGATGATTCCAAATCAATGGATAGTGCAGATGCCCCCATTGTATGGAAAGCAGGAGGTTATGCAGAAGTAGCCGAATACTGCTTAAAAGACTGTAAGTTAGTATATGACTTATGGAAGCATGGGATAGAGAATAATATAGTAAAGGGATTCTCTATGGAAAAAGAAGAAAAAGTAGAAGTAGGAGTGAATTGGTAAATGTCAACGATAGAAGTGATGTTATGGATTATGTTTGTTCTCTTAATCAGTCTATTGTTCTTTGCTGCGTTTGGTGCAGATAAGGTATCTAATCAAACCATTGAAGAATATATGGATAATCTGGTAAATGAGGAACAGGGTAGTCGTGGCACTTAGAGAAGAATGTTCATTTTGTGGACTTAACACAATACCTAGAAGGATTCTAGGTTTTTATGTGGGTTCTCCGCAAAGGGTTAAGATTTGGGAATGCAGAGAGTGTAATGCTCTTTGGTCCGAAAAGGTCGTTAATCCTGCGGAGGCCCACTAATCTTTTTTTTGGTCAAAAATCGCATTTTGTATTTAATACATTAATGCTTGATATTTAATTTCCTATACGCAATTATTCAGAATATTTTCTGGAGATTTTAATGCCCTATATGGGGCTTTCAATGCGGCTCTAATCGTCTGTCGAAGGGGCGCGTGAAGGCGCTGTATTCGGCCCCCTGCGAGCCTTCTGAGGCTGTCTGAGGCAGACCCCCCATCACCGCCTATACAGGGCCAAAATCGGCTCAGACGGTCCCTATTTAGGCCGAACTTTTTCGGCCAACATTCTTGCGGAGTTCAAATACTCTCGCACCCAGATTAGAGTTATTTAACAAAAGGGGAATAACTTAACTATCAATCGCATCGGTAAAACCATCCATTGTTTTCAAATGGAGATAACATTGTTTCAGTAAATTATACTGTGTTTTACCGTTACCAATGTTTAGTGTGGTTGTATAACTCTTACCACCAAAGGGATGTTCTCCCTCTTCTTTCGCTTCTTCGTTCTTATAGAGTTTTACAGTATAACTCACATTAACGCCGTCATCATTTTCCATGTTATCAAAGTTTGCTCTAGCAATCTTTGCATATACATTGGGGATAGTTACCCCTAATCTTTCTTCTTCATAGTCTAGTTCTAAAGCCATTTTCTTTTCCTTCCTTTATTCATGTTATGAATTCTACTTTCCAAGTTCGTGAATCGGATACATCAATTGAATTACCACTTGCTATTCCGGTAAGTGTGAAATACACATGGTCACCCGCTTCAGGTGTAGTATATTCATTAGGGTTAGGGAAATTATTTTCAACGGGTAAAGTTAATCTTAACTTTATTCCTGTCCCACCCCTATCAAGGGCCATTTGAACATCATTACTTGAACCCTCCACAGTTGCAACTATACTTTCATTAAATTGTTGGTCAGCAATTGAACCTGACCAAGCATAAGTAGAGGCTCCATCAGCGGCTAGCCATGCAAAGGTATTAACTTCAATATACCCTGTATGTGAAAAATGGTCGGCTTCATAACCATCTTCAAGTTCACCAGCACTTATGGTCAAAACATGACTTGAAGCGGCAGGGTCGCCATCTTCGGAGAATGTTCCAGTATAAGCAGGAAAAGACCATCCACCCGTTGATTCTTCAGTAATAAATCCAGTAGCCCCACCATCACTAACTTGAATAATTACATTTGTTGGACCACTACCACCACCTTGATTTCCTTGTTGTGCTACAACCCCAACAGCACCTAAGAAACTCATGCTCCCACCTGAACCCATTTTGTTGCTACTACACATACATAGGATGTAGCATCATTATCTGCTACTGCCGCATTAGCAGCCCAATTAGTAGCCATAGCGTTACCTGAGCCTAATGCTACTGTTGCGCTTGAGCCTGTATTATTGAACACTGTAAATTGTTGCCCTACTGTTGCGCTA